TAAAGATGCATCTGCTCAGAACAGATACAGGTTGTATTGGTTTGGCAAAAAGTCTGAAGTTCAGACATCTCATGACGTGTTGTATGAGCAGATACCTATACCACCTATGGTGGACAAGGGTTTGACTATGCAAGATATCCTAGAGGATGGCTATGCCACAGAAGAGATGACTAGTGGTGGTAAGTCACATTGTCTTACTGCAAGATATAATGGTGCAGTATGGTGGAATAGCATTGAACGTAAGCAACGTACTATGGTACTCAAGGATAATCCTACCATGTCTAAGGATGGATTGATACGTGTTGGTACTGCTGACCTCAAAGGGCATGACTCTATCAAGAGAGTGTATGCACAGGAAGGCAAAGCACCTACCCTCACTACCATGCAAGGTGGACACAGAGAACCAAAGGTTGCGATTGGTCGTATCGTTAATCGTAGATTAGATGAGCATGGCACTAGGAAAGATGACCAACTTGACTTGCCTTTCACTAGGCAACTAGAAGTGCGAGATGATGAGAAGTCTAACTGTCTTACTACTGTGCAGAAAGATAACGTGGTAGTATCAAAAGATATGTGGCGAAAGCTGACACCCCTAGAGTGTGAGCGATTGCAGACATTACCTGACAACTACACCAATCATGTGTCCAACTCACAGAGATACAAGATGATTGGCAATGGGTGGACAGTAGATGTGATTGCACATATACTCAAGACTATGGATGTTGAAAAACAATATTTACTAACTGACCCTATATGGGATGAAAGGTGGACAAGATGTTAATGGAATCACTAATATGCCTAGCACTTAATGTGTATCATGAAGCTAAGAATCAAAGTTTCATAGGGCAAGTAGCAGTAGCACAAGTTGTAATGAATAGGGTAAAGGATAACAGATACCCTAACAACGTGTGTGACGTAGTTAAACAAGGCTTGACGTACAAGTGGAAGCCATCACTACCTATCAAGAATAGGTGTCAATTTAGTTGGTACTGTGATGGTAAAAGCGACAAGCCAAGAGAAGCTAAAGCATGGAGAGATGCCATGCACGTTGCAAATGGTGTGTACAATGGACATCTAGATGACTTTGTAGAAGGTTCTACACACTATCATGCATACTATGTCCGACCTAGTTGGGCAGAGACAAAGACTTATATAACTAGAATAGATGACCACATATTTTACAGATGGGAGATTAAACATGAATAGATTTATTATAGAAGATACACCAAGCAAGATTGCATCATCGTTATGTGACCAACACGTAGTCAAGATGCCATTAGAAGAAACACAGATGTTATGTACTGCACTGTGGCATCATGCACCTAGTTATGCAGAGGAAAAAGATTTGTATAAACCTGTGCATCAAAAGCACCCTTGCACACTATGGGCAATGGAGAACAAGAGTAACTTTACTTTTGCTTTCGCTCTACTAGGTTGTATGTTATTAGAGTATACGTCACGATACAATAAAGAACATGGTGTTACTAAACATTTTAAATCCTTATGGGAAGGTAGGTGGCATATACCTGATGGTAAGATGACTGCACACCCACAGTGTTTTAGTGGACACGATGACCTCAAGACTGATGAGTTCATGCCTATAGAAGCATACCGAAACTTCTACAGGGTTGACAAATCTAAATTTGCGAGGTATAAATATACAGAGAGACCAAAATGGTTTTTAAATTAAATAGAATTAACCCTATAGCTAGATTACTTGCTTATACAAGAAAGAGAAAACAAATCGTACCACCCAAAAAGGGTAAAGGTTCATACACTAGAAAGAACAAACATAAACGAGTTGACAATTCTTAATATACCTTATATAAGCAAGTATCACTTAACCAAAGTCCCAACTTGGGACATAATTTTGAAAGGAGACTAACATGCCATTAGATTCATACACACCAAACCTCTACACACTAGAGGGTACAGACCTAGACTTCAAAGTGAAGTACGAGGACACTAAGTTTGCAGGTAAACGATACGTAAGAAACTCTGTTACAGGAGAATACATAGGTATCGTGGGAGATAAGTTCTCAACTGTAAATCACGTAAACTTCTTCAATGGTATCAAGAAAGTTATACAGGATAACAGACATCCTCATGACCTTGATGGTGCAAAGGTAAAGATAAAGACAGGAAGAAACAATGCCTTTGTATTCTTAGATATTACGTTACCAAACGTGAAGCACACGATCACAACATCTAAGCATCAAACAGTAATCAATGAGAGGATCATTGCTCTGCATGGCATAGATGGTTTAACATCTAACCAAGTATACTTTGGTGCTATTGATAGCTACTGTTCCAATGGACAAGTTGGTGGAGAGTTTGACCTCATCAAGATGAAGAACACAAGTGGCTTCACTATGGGCAGACTGATTGCAGAAGTTAAGTTAGCCAAGAGTAACTTTGATCTTCGTTGTGAGATGATGCAGAAGTGGGCAAACATACCACTTAACGTAGATGGTAAAGACTTCTTGGGTAAGCTAATTAAGTCAGAGACTATGGCTAAGAAGATGTACGAGTTAGCTTGTCAAGAAATATCTAGACGAGGTAAAAATGTTTACGCTCTGTATTCTGCCTTCACTAATTACGCATCATACGCAGATGAGAGGAATGGCTTCAACATACGTAACACAGGCTTTGATACAAAAGCAGAGACTATGTGGAAGAGAGAACAAGAAGTCGCAAAGTGGATTTCTTCACCTCAATTCAAGTCATTATTGGTGGCATAATGAAGGTTGAAGATTTACTCAACGAGTATTATTTATCCTTTGAATACAATAACTTACGAGCAGAAACTAAAGCACAGTATAAGTATTTCTTAGGTATAGTTTGCTCTACAAGTGTGGTTGATGGCAAAGAGTTAGGCAGTTATAAACTGTCTAGCTTGACCACCAAACTCGCAAAGTTGTCTTACAACAAATGGTGTGAGAGAGGTGTGTCACTTGCCAATCATCTTATGTCTGTCATCAGAGTCTTGCTTAATTACGGAATCAACATGGAGCATTGTCACATGAATCCATTTAGCAATATCAAAAAACGTGTCGTTGCACACAGAAAAGTTGTTTGGACAAAAGAAGACGTTATCAGGTTTCTTGATACTGCTTACTCTGATTTCAAAACAAGAAGCATTGGCTTGATTGCACACATGGCATATGAATGGTGTCAACGTATTGGGGACATGAGACTTCTTGAGTGGTCTAATCTTGATTTAGATGCTAAACGTATGCAGATAGAACAGTCTAAACGAAGAGCACAAGTATTTTTACCCATATCAGACGAGTTACATGAGATGTTAGTACAACAACAAGACGATTATGGGTTTCAAAAGTACGTAGCACCTCGTTCAAGACCATTTAAAGGGTCATACAAGCCTTATTCACTAACTAAACTACCAATCATGGCTAGAAAAGTTATGACCTCTGCAGGACTCTCTAATGAGCTACGATTAAGTGACTTACGTAGAACAGGCACAGTTGAAATGGTTGATGCAGGTGTTTCTATGGGTAATATTATGTCTGTAACAGGTCATGCTAACCCACAATCAGTGAAGCCTTACATGAAAAATACATTCACAAGTGCTAACTTGGCACTACAGGCACGTAGAAATTTGACAGATCACGAAACCTGTGCTACAAGCATGTTAAGTGCCGACAAGGAAGGATATTTATAATAACATGTATAATGTATACACATATATTGAAGACTTAGACATAGGGAGTGGAGAAACAAAAAGACTGAACTGTCCTGCATGTAATTCATACAAGACATTTACAGTCACAAACAACATGGGTTCTCTCGTGTGGAATTGTTACAAAGCATCCTGTAATGTAAAAGGCAGTTCTCGTGTTCACATGACTGTGGAGGAGATACGTGACATTAAGAAAGTGCCACAACTTGTGGCATTTGAGATGCCTGAATATATTGTTCCACATAACCACAGGAAAGAGGTTATGAACTTCTGTGAACTGTGGGACTTAGATGTGGATACAGTTGATCTGTTATATGATGTCAAAGAAAGTAGAGTTGTCTTTCCTATTAAAGATAATGGCAGGATTGTTGATGCTACAGGTAGATCAGTCTACAGAAAACTTCCTAAGTGGAAGAGGTATGGTTCTTCGGACTTGCCTTTTTCATTTGGTTGTGGTAGTATCGCAATAGTAGTAGAGGACTGTGTTAGTGCATGTGTTGTTGGCAGTGATGTATATGTTGGGGTAGCTGTGTTGGGTACATCATTATCAGATTCACACAAGATGTTCCTTTCACAGTTCTCTACTGCAATAATAGCACTTGACCCTGATGCACTACCCAAGTCTTTTGCATTTGCCAAAGAGTTAAGATCACATGTCAAGGATATTAAGATACTCAAGTTGCATGACGATTTGAAATACAGAAGACAAGAAGACTTAGATAATTTAAAACTATTAACCCCAAAGGAGACACAGATATGGAATTAGCATTGATAAGAAGTTTGATGGATAAATCATTTTATGATTCCCATCGTGGAGCAAAGTGTCCTGACAGATTGTTTAGTAAGGATGCTAGAAAGATAAAGCAGACAATAGACAAAGCCATGAGTAGGTATGAGAGGACTGTTACACCTGATGAGATAGAAGCACTCTTTATGTCAAACAATCCAACTCTTACTACTGCACAGAAACAAGCGTACTCTCATCTGTTTAGACAGGTAAAGAACGAGCAACCAATGGGAGAGGATGTAGCACAAGAGGTGCTATCCAAACTGTTCCAACAAGTTGTTGGCGAAGACATTGCAAACATAGGCTTTGATTACGTGAATGGTTCTCACTCTTCACTAGAACCTATACGTAACATACTAGAAGTATACGGAGATGATTTTACACCTAACCTTAACGTGGAGTGGGATGACATGGAGATTGATACACTATTAGCTAAGAATGATTTGGAAGCACGTTGGTCGTTTAACGTGCCAAGTTTAACAAGACAGGTGGAAGGCATCAATGCAGGACACCTAATAGAGATAGGAGCTAGACCTAACACAGGTAAGACGAGCTTTCACTCAAGTATAATAGCAGGTCCTGATGGCTTGGCACGACAAGGTGCTAGTTGCATCATCCTGTGTAACGAAGAGGGTAGCCATAGAGTTGGTGCTAGATACTTGACTGCATCAACAGGAATGACCATGCGAGAGATAAAAAGTAATCCGAGTAAAGCACGTGACTTGTATGCACCTGTCAAAGATAACATCAAGATAAAAGATGCAACAGGTCGTGACATGGCTTGGGTGGAGAGTGTATGTAAAACATACAAACCTGATATCATTGTCCTTGATATGGGAGACAAGTTTGCACGTACAGGTGGTTTTGCAAGGACAGATGAAGCACTCAAAGCAAATGCAGTCCATGCTCGTATGATTGCAAAGGAACACAAGTGTGCAGTCTTTTATATGTCGCAACTGTCTGCAGATGCAGAGGGTAAGGTGTTGCTTAATCAGAGTATGATGGAAGGCAGTAGAACAGGCAAGGCAGCCGAAGCAGATTTAATGATTCTCATTGCCAAGAATCCACCAAGACAAGAGGATACTGAAGAGGATTTACAAAGACATTTAAATGTGGTAAAGAATAAACTAACAGGATGGCATGGTGTCGTTCATTGTAATTTGAATTATAGGGTAGGAAGATATGAAGTATGATTGAACAGTTTGAACTCTTTGATGTAGTAGAGGAGATATGTGAAGATGGGTTGGTATGTATCAAGTGTGATATAAGGCAACCTATTGAAAACTTTCAACAGATGTCCTACACAAAATCAGGAGAAGCAGAAATAAAAAGGACATGTAGGTCTTGTCAAAAAGGACATAGGCAAGTTATTGCTACGCTAAGAAAACAAAACGCATATCCTGATAAAGATTACTGTTGTCCTATTTGTGAAAGAAACATAGAAGAAGTTAATAAGTATAATCAAAAGTTACTAGGTACATGGGTTCTTGACCATTGTCATGATACAAATACTTTTCGTGGTTATATATGTAAACATTGTAATGATGGATTGGGTGGATTTAGAGATACCTTGACAACGATAGAAAGAGCAATTATATACTTAAAGAAACATAAGGAAAGATTAAATGAAACTAACACTTGACGTAGAAAATACAACAACAAAAAGAGATGGTAAGCTACATCTTGATCCCTTTGAACCAAACAATAGATTGGTCATGGTAGGTTGTCTAACAGATCAGGGCAAAGAGTATTTGTTC